TAATTAAAAATTATGCAGAGGGTGCTAGTGAAGGTGTTGGATATATTATATCTGATGATTCTTTTTGGTCTGATTCTAAATTTTCAAATATCTGGGCTATCCAATACGGCACAACAAACATTAATGATCAAGTAGAATACAGAGATGAGACACCTCATTCATCATTTGCTTATGCAAACATTGGAGAAATTAATCAATTTTCATCTAAATGGGATTCAGCACATTTAGCTCAATTACAATCTAAATGGGATAACGATAATGTTGATGATGAAACTAATGCTGAAAAAATTACAAGATTAGGTGCTAGACCTACATCATATTCATCTTAATAAAATATTTAAAGTAAGTCTTTGCCAGTTTTGAGTTTGACTTTCTGGAGTTTCTCCAGTGTGAAATTCATTTGAATTAAATATTACAGCACTCCCAGGTTTAAATTTAAATTCTTCTCCATCAACATGGAAAGAGCCTTTCCATACGTCTTGCCATACAGGAGTCATAAACAATATAGCTGTTTGTGTTGCATTATCTTGAGTATCTTGATGTAACCATTGATTTGGAGAACCCTCATATGTTAAGTTAAACCAACTTCTTTTAATATTAGTATGTAGGCCAATATTTTTTTTGTTAAGCATTTCCGCCATTCTAAAAACTAAACTTTGTACATATAGATACATTGGATAATTTAATATATCATCATTAAATTTTATTCTAAATAGAGGTGCACCTGAAAATTGTTTATTAGAAGGGTATTCTATCTCTTCTGATTTTCCCCCTACTGACCAACTTGAAGCGTTTATAATTTCTTTATAAATAAAAAAAAGTTCTTTTTCTGAAAAAATGTTATCTAATAATATTGGTTTCATCTCAACAGCATCCAAGAAGTTAAAATATATTTTTCACCAGATAAGGGTGGATTTCCTCTATGAATATAAGGCATTCCGGCAGGCCAAATAACTATTCTACCTGTCTTAGGTTTAACTCTTTTTGAAAAATGTAAAAATTCTGTTTCTCCACCATCTTCTATATCATTTAGAAAAACAGAAAAAGCAAAAGCACGTGGTTCATTATCAAATCCTTTATTATGTTCTATATGCCAAAGGTGATAGCCTTCTGTCGGTAAAGTTTTTTGAATCTTTAAACAAGTAAAATGAAATGGAGATCCATAAGCATCATCCGCTCCAGTGTTTTTAATATAATGTTTAAAAGCTATATCAAAATTAAACATCATAGTTTTTAAAGTTTCCCACCATACATCTAAATTATTTGGTGCTGCAAAAAAGTGTTGATCTTGTTTTTGTAAAATAGACGCATTCTCTGAACTTATTCTATTCATTGTATTATTAAATAAAGTTTGTTTTTCATATAATTGAATAGCTTTATCACATTCTTCTTTAGTAATGTAGTTATCATAGACGCCTATAAAATTATCTATATTAACTGTTTTTTCGTTCATTTAGTTTCTTCCATTTTTTATCAAAATTAAATCTATTTTCTATTTGTTGTATGTTAAAAATTAGACTGTATCTGTTTTTTTCTTTTTTATACTCTTCAAAACCATGTAAAATTTCAGGAGGAAATATATAATAATCTCCAGGCTCAGGAGTTATTTTTAAATTTAACTCAGGTAAAATTAATTCACATCCTTTTGTTAAATATAAAATACCATGTAAACAACTATGGCTATGAAAATTTAAACTATCTTTTTTTTTAATTTCATTTCCCCAAGCATTAATAACTACATTTTTTTCTAAAAAATATTCGAATATATTAGAATGAGTTACTTGATGTTTATTTATTAAATAAATCATAAAATCTTTGAATAAGGGTTTATCAATAAAATAGTTCCAATCTGTCATACCACCTTTTACATTGGTATAATTTTTCATGTTTGGATCTAAGTTATTTTTAATATCTATAATTAAATTATTAATTACATCTACATAAGGATAATTACCAAAAATTATATTTACAGTTCTGGGATAAGTAATATTAATACTATTTTTGTTTTCTTCTAATTTATTATTTTTATTTAATATACTAATCATTTTATATCTAATACATCATATGCGTGATTTTTGTTAGGACCATTTTGATTAACATAATGAAAAAATACCTGCGCCATACCTTCACCTTTATACATACCGGGCCTTCCATGTTCTTGATCACAACCGGCATATAAAATTGCATCACCTTCTTCTAATTCAAAAGATGTTCCTTCAACTACAATAGGCCAGTTGTCATATTTTTTAATACAAGCAGTCACACTTATTTCACAAGCAGGTCTATCTGTATGTTTTTTTAAAGTTGCACCAAACACATAATATCTCCAGTAAGCAAAAGTTGGAAATAATTTTAAATTAGATTCTTCTTCAACTTTAGTTAATTTAACATCTAATAAAGAAGTCATTAAAGGATCACCGTACCATGCTGGAGAAAAAGACTGACTGTCTAATTTATAATCTTTATTTAAATCTAATTTGTTATAGCAATATTTTTCAAGAATATTAAGTTCTTTTTTTGAAAAGAAATTTTTAATAAGTTTATAATCTACTGTAGCCATGCAACTATACTATACCTTGTTCCTTTCGTAATGGGTTGAATACCATGAGGGTATATAAAACTACTTGGAAAAAATACAATAGAGCCTTTACTAAGTTTTAATCTTTTAATTTCTTTATTTTTCTGGTCTGTAAAAATTAAATCTCCACCTTCATATTCATCATTTAAATTTATAATAATACTTAAATGTCTAGCTGCATTAGTACCATGATCTGTGTGTATCCCATATTTTCCCCCTGCAAAATATTTTAATAAGTCTATTTGATTTATTTTTGAACTTGTCATTTTAGGGAATTTTGCTTTGTAAAAAGTATATATTCTTGCAATTTCTTGTTTTATATAGTTCCAGTAAAATAAATTAGTTGGGGTTTCAAAGTTTAATTGGTAACCTTTTACATTTCTAATATCTTTATCCAAACCTCCCATAACTTTTAAATTCCCTGTAGCTTTATGATTAATTACTGGTATAATTTTATCTATAAAATCAGGAGACAATATATTTTTTATTTCAACAATTGCTTCTAAATGATCCATAATTCTCTATTATTTTCTCTCTTTCATTATATTCATAATTAATATATAAGGCATTATATGCTACAAAAATTAAATTTCAAGCCTGGATTTAACAGACAAGCCACTGAATCAGGGGCTGAATCTGAATGGGTTGATGGTGATTTTGTTAGATTTAGATATGGATTACCTGAAAAAATAGGGGGTTGGTCACAACTTACATCCTCAGATAAAACTCTTCCTGGAGCAGCAAGAAAACAACTTGCTTTTACTTCTTTTGCAGGAGAAAGGTATACCGCTATCGGAACTTCTCAAGGTTTATTCTTATTCTATGGTAATGCTTTTTTTGACATTACTCCATTAGATACAGCAATTACAGGTTGTACTTTAACTACAGTCAATGGATCTGATGTTTTAACAATAGACAAAGGCTCTCATGGATTGTTAGTTGGAAGATATGTGACTTTATCTGCAGTAACGGTCACAGGAGCAAGTGGTTATACAGCAGGTGATTTAGAAAAAGTTTATGAAATTTTAACAGTCCCTACAATTGACAAATTTACAGTTCAAGCAGTAAGCGCTGAAACAGGTGCAGGTATGACTGCAGCAGGAGCGGCTACAGTTAATCCTTATGTAATAATTGGACCCACAACTCAAACAACAGGTTATGGTTGGGGAACTTCTTCTTGGGGCGCTGAGACTTGGGGCACTGAAAGATCTACAAGTACCGTAACCTTGGATTCAGGAAATTGGTCTTTGGATAATTTTGGTCAAGTATTGGTTGCAACTATATTTAATGGAAAAACTTTTACTTGGAATGCAGGAGCCTCTTCACCCAGAGGAATAAGAGCTTCTACAAGTACTTCGGGCGTTGTAACAACAAACAATCCAACGGCTTCAAGGTTTACTATTGTATCCGATAGAGACAGACATTTATTTCATTTAGGAACCGAAACAACTATTGGAGACCCTACCACTCAAGATCCTATGTTCGTAAGATTTTCTAATCAAGAAGATTTAGACACTTATCAACCTACAGCAACTAATACTGCAGGTACGTTTAGATTAGATACCGGTAATCAAATTAGAGCCGCCATACAAGGTAAGGATTATATATTTGTAGTAACTGATATTGCAGCTTATGTAATTCAATACGTTGGACCTCCTTATACTTTTTCGGTTAGACAAGTAGGTACTAACTGTGGTTGCATTGGCCAACATGCTATTTCTTACGCAAATGGTGCTGTGTGGTGGATGTCAGGTGAAGGAGGATTTTTTGTATACGATGGTACAGTAAAAGCCTTACCTTCTTTAGTAGAAGACTTTGTATTTTTAAATACAGGTACAGGAAACTTAGGGTTGAACTACGGTTCTTCAGATGTAATTTACTCTTCTCCCAATAGTTTATACACAGAAATTAATTGGTTCTATCCTTCAGCAAATTCAGATCAAGTGGATAGATGTGTTACGTATAATTATGGTGAAAATGTTTGGACTACTTCTTCAATAGCCAGAACGACTTATCAAGATCAAGGGGTATTTACTTTACCTTATGCTACAAAGTATGATGATAGCAATACACCCGTGTTTCCAGAAATTTTAGGAATTACAAATAAGTACGGAGCCTCTATTTACTATGCTCATGAAACAGGAACGGATCAGATTAACAGCACCGGGACAACTTCCATTGATGCTTTTATTTTATCTGGAGATTTTGAAATAACTAATAACAACAATATAGCCGACCTTGCAGGAGATGGAGAATACATGATGTCTGTTAAAAGATTTATACCAGACTATAAGTACTTATCAGGTAATTCTAAAATTACTTTATATTTAAATGATTATCCAAGTGAGACAGCAGTAAGCTCTTCTTTAGGACCCTTTACAATCACCACTACCACTGATAAAATAGACACACGTGCACGAGCAAGATTTGTAGCAATTCAAATAGCTAATGATGCTGTAGGTGAAACTTGGCGTTATGGCACTTTAAGATTAGACGCAAGACCAGACGGGAGAAGATAATGCCTTTTAAATCAGAAAAACAAAGAAAATATTTATTTAAAAACAAACCTAAAGTTGCAAAGAAATTTGCTAAAGATTCTAAAAAGAAAACTCATAAAATGCCAGATGGTACTATCATGAAAGGTGCTAAACACGGTGGCTAAATTAACTAACTATATTCCTGAACCTAAACCAGAGTACGAAGTAGAGAATCAAAGACAGATTGTAGAGTCTTTAACTACTATGAAACAACAGCTTAATTTTTCTTTTCAAGAAGATATGAAAAATGACCAAGAAGCATTAAATTATTTTTTATCCTAATGAGTATATTTTATAACAATCAAACTTTTAGTTTAACTACTACTAATTTAACTACAGTATTAACTATTTCCACTTCTTCTGTTGGAATAGTTAAAACAGTTCAAGCAGTCCACGATACTGCAAGTAATGTAAATACAGATATTTTTGTTAAAAAAGTTTCTGGAAGTGACGTTCAAATTGGCCATGAAACTTTAAATAAATCTACTGTTAACATGCTAACAAATACCTTGAACTTAGAAGCAGGGGATGTTATAAAAATGCAAGCAGGAACGGCTAATGAAATTTCAGGTATCATTAGTTATGCTTTAATAAACAGAGAGAATGAAAATGGATAATGAAGACTTACCGAGGATAAATTGTACAACTGTAACAACTTATAGAAATACAAAAACAGGTGAAACATCAACCAAGAAAGTAGACGGACCCGATATTGTTGAAGACGTAACAGTTCACGTTTCTCCAAAAGGATTAGAGGTTCTTCAGAAAGTTATGAACAATGCTAAACGAAAAGCCTAAAGGCGGAACAGAAATACAGTTTCAATATTTAGAAAAATACGTAGACAAACAGTTATTAGATCAAGTTCAAATTACTACCTCTGTTCCTGAAAAAATTCCATTACACCCTACAAAGTTAAATATACTTTGGCAAAAAAATTCGTACGATCAACCTAACATTGCTCCCTGGATGAGTGACAAATCTAATCACGACAAATATGATTGGTATGTATTTAACTCTCATTGGAGTCATGAAAAATTTAGAATGATGTATAATCTACCTAACCATAAATGTATTGTAATAAAAAATGGTTTAGGCAAAGATATAAAACAAGCTGCTCCTTACAAACAAGGACAGCCTCTTAAAATTATACATCAAAACACACCCTGGAGAGGACTTTCAGTTTTACTGGGTGCAATGCAACTTGTTAAAAACCCTTTAATTACTTTAGATGTTTATTCATCAACTGAAGTATATGGTAAAAACTTTTATGAAAAAAACGATAAAGCTTACGAGCCTTTATATGAACAAGCAAGAAATCTTCCTAATGTTAATTACATTGGATATAAACCAAACGATTATATTTTAGATAATTTACATAACTATAATATGTACGTTTACCCGAGTATCTTTGAAGAAACTTCTTGTATATCTTTATTAGAGTCTATGGCCGCGGGTCTATATTGTATTACTACGAACTATGGAGCTCTATTTGAAACCGGTGCAGAATTTCCAATGTATATACCTTAT